GAGAAAGAGAGAGAACGTAGAAAAGGTATTGATAAAATTTATGAAGACAAAAATTGGTTAGTTCTAAGACCTAAAAATTGGGAGTCTTCTTGTCATTATGGTGCGGGCACTAAATGGTGTACAACATCAAAAGAGACCTCATCACACTTTACTCGTGAAACGACTAGTAAGTTTCTTATTTATGTTATTAATAAAAATCTAACTAAAGACGATGATACTTATAAAATCGCTTGGCAAATTCCTTATACAAAGAACATAGATACAGTTATAGACCCATTAAGTTTTGATGTTAAATTAACAGGTTTAAAACTATGGGATGCTCAGGATAATGATTTAACATATTATTCTTATGTTGATACCGCTGAAGAATACCTAAAAACAGTACCCCAAAATGTAATTAAAGCTATTTCAGATTATATGAAAAGGGAAATGGCTGAGATGTATAAAAATCTCGGATTTGTCGATAACCCACATATTCAGGCCCTAGTTGAACAGTTTCAATTAACACAAGAGGATGCTGAAGAGATTGAAGAGTTACATTACACCAACTACGGTTTAAAAGTTTACAGTCTAGAACGCATCTGGGGTAATACAGGTTATATGGTGGGTGATGAAGATGATATTGATGTAGCTAAAGTTGACTGGGCCAGAGAGTTTGTAGATTTGAATGGTATCCTTTCAACTATAGAATATATTAGTGCTGATTATTATTACATAAGAGACCAGGCAACAATAGCCCGTGAGTTAACTGATAGTTATATCGATGACTTAAGTGATGAAGAAATATTGGATAACGTTGAACCGTTTCAAAAAGAGAATCACACATACTATTTAAATTTACAAAAAAATCTTAAAACCATTGACACTTATATCGATAATTTAAAAAAATCTTTCCAAGAAGAAGAGATTAGTAAATATGAGTATGAAATAAAACTTGGTGGAATAAATAAGGATAGAAAAAAAATAGAAAATGAACTAAATGACCTTTTTGATTATATGAAGGCAAAACTTTATAACGTTTATAAAGAAAGATATATTGAAGAAATGCAAGACCCTATTCGTTGGATGAAAGATTGGGGTTGGTGGGAAGACGGAAAACCAAGTAAGGATGCCTTTGATAGGGGTCTGGTTGGAATCGATGAGGAAGCTGTAGTTACTGATTTAGCTAACGGAAGAGATGTAGATTATTTTAGTAGTACAGGTGATTATTGGATGGTACAAATAGCTGGTACTTTTTATTACATAATTCCAACCGATATATAATTATCAGATATTTATAAATAAAAATTAAATGGCATTAACGTTAAGGGGACTACAAACTAACGCATTAACCCACGCACAATTAGATAATAACTTTGTTTTCTTGAAAAGCAGGGATATTGTTAGCGTTGGCTTAATTGGTTGTAACCTTACTTTTACTAAAGATGATAACACAACTTTTAATGTAAACCTTTCTGGGTGTACAGGTTCTGGTGGTGGTTCGGGTGATACTTTTATCACAACTGGATATACTTCAAACAATATTTTATACCTTCTTAGGAATGACGCGGTCACAATTGAAATTCCTTTAAACATTGAATTATCTGGAGCTACAGTTATTTATAGTAATCCATTACCAACTCCAACAACAATAGGTGGTATTCCGGCAGGGTCCAGTTTTAGTGGTAAAACAATGCAACAAATGTGGGATTCGTTGTTATATCCATATCAATATCCAACATTTACATCGTTTTCTAGAACGAATTTATCTTCTTCTTATGAGTTAGGTAATCAAATTCCTATTGGAGTACAAACATTTAGTTGGGCAAACAGTAATGATAGTAATGTGAATTTGGGTTCACTATATATCGAACAATTAACACCTTCTGTTGTTATATTAGCATCAAATTTAAACCCAGACACACCAGGTCCTAGTAGTACGGGTGTAACTTTAAGTACGACAGTATCAAGTAGTTCATTAGCGTCACTTAGTTTATATAGAATTACGGGTGTTAATTCACAAGCGGGCACATTTAACACTACAATTTCAGCAACTTGGTACCCTAGATGGTATTACGGTAGAAGTACAAATACAAGTTTAAATTCAGCCCAAATAACTGGACTTACAAGTACAAGTTTAACGTCGGGTGTTGTTAACAGTTATGTTACAATAGCATCAGACCCATCAAACACAACATATATTTATTTAGTAATACCTAACACATTAGTACAACCAACAGATTTAAGAGATTCGGTAGCTGGGTGTTTTGGTAATAACATTCCATACTCTAATTTAGGTACGGTAACATTTAATAACGCTTATGGCGTATCACAAACCTATAACGTTTATAGGACTATCAATATTGTTGGTGGTTCATTAAATGTTTGGATGTGTTCATAAAAAGAAAAAATAGAAGATGGCAATAATTGGTGGTGTAACGGTTACTGGTTTTATAGCCCCAAGTACAACGGGGGATACCTACGCTGTTATTGATCCAATTTATGGTATTGACGGTTTAAGGAGTGTTGGTAATAGTATACAGAGAAATGCTGTAACTACACTGCGTCGTAGACAAGGTATGATTGTCTATCAACAAGACAACGATAATTATTACAAGTTATTAGCACCGCCGTGGGTTAATACTGATGCCGATTGGAGTCTACTAAATCTTGGTAGTAGTGGTTCTACAGTATCTGAGGTGGTGTTCTATTTTTCTGCATCAACACAGGGTCAAACAGTGTTTAATTCAATATTACCGACAACACCTTCGGATATAACAGAAACTAAATTTTTTATTAATGGGGTAAAATATCGTTATGGAAGTCCATATGATTATATAATAACTGGTGGTACCAGTGTCATATGGACGGGTCCTTTTAATATATTAACAACAGATGAATTAAACATGATTTATTTCTAATGTTTTTTAAAAGTAAAGAATATTTATTAAATAATAACTAAAAATTATAAAAAAGAACTATGTCACAAGTTAGAGGCCAACAATTAAAGAATAACACCATTGAAGCGATAAAGCTTTATGTAACGGGTAGTACCGCAGGTCCTGGACAAGTTCCTTCCTACGATGCCGGTTCTGGTGGATTCAAATGGATATCATTAAGTGCTGACACTATACAGTCAGTTACAGGTACCACTGCTTTAACAGTAGTTAACCCTAACGGTGCAAACGTACGTCTTAGTGTAAATACAGATAATCAAACAATTTATACTAACACAAGTAATAACCTAGTTTTAGGTGACCCAGCCAATAATAATTTAATCACAGGGAATCAATTTGGTTTCTCAAATAATGTTATTATTTACGGTAACTTAATTGTAAACGGTACGGCTACGACAGTTAACTCTGAAACAGTAACAATAGCTGATAATTTTATTTTATTAAATAGTAATTTCACCGCTGGTACACCTACACAAGATGTTGGTATTGAAGTATCCCGTGGTTCTGAACCAAACGTATTTATTAGATGGAATGAAGTTAATGACTTCTGGGAAATTTCCAATCCATCAACAGGTATTACACCAACTTATTCAGCTATTTTAACAACAACTTCAGTTAATAGTGGTCCTTTAGCATCACCAGATAACACTGTTGTTGTACAACAAGGTGTGGGTGTTAACGCGGATCAGATTTACCTTTATGTAAACGAAGCTAATTTAGCTAACATTCCTAACTCAGCTTTAACATTCAGTAACGTAACAGTAACTGCTGGTTCTGGTTTAGGTGGTGGTGGTACTGTAACTTTAGGTGGTACAATTACCCTTTCAGCTCTAACACAAGCTGAAATCTATGTAACTGGTGGTACAAACACTTTAACAGCAACAACATCTAATAATAACGCAACAATTGGGTTGTTATATAATACTGGTGTTGCTCCTGGTACTTACACGTTACCATACAAAGATACATTTACAACTGGTAGTTCTTATAATAATACAACTAAATTAGCTACCTTTGTTCAAAACAATTCAACAACTTATACCTTAGATTTATCTACTGTTGATAGTAATGATACTTTCGTAACAGGTGGTACTGTAACAGTTTCTGGTACAAGTGCTAACCCTAACGGTACAATCAACTTACAATACAGTAATGGAGCTACAGGTTATAGTTTACCGTTTGTTAATATATTCACAACAGGTGGTACACTTACTAGTGGCAATCTTTTAAGTTACACTAGAAATGACGGTACTACATACTCTGTTAGTTTATCAGCTTTATCACAAACTGAAATCTATGTAACTGGTGGTACAACTACTGGAGCCTCTCCAGCATCTCCAAACGCTACAGTTGGTTTATTATATAACCAAGCAATAGCTCCTGGTGTTTACACATTACCTTATAGAGATACATTCACAACTGGTGGTACAGTAAACAACGGTACTTTAACACTTACTAATAATAGTGGTGGAACAGTATCAATTGGTGGTACAATCATTCAATCTGTAACAGCACAAGCTGGTTTAACAGCAACAACAACAAACGGAGCCGTAACAATCGGTATCGGAACTGGTCAAGTAACAAACGCTATGTTAGCAAACAGTGGATTCACTGTATTTAACGATGGTGTTGTAACAGCATCAACATTTGTAACTCTAGGTCAGAGTATGAACGTTGGTTTAAAAGACCGTAGTGTAAAAGAAGTTAAACTTTTAGTAACGGGTTCTACAGCAACAGCTGGTCAAATTTTAACTTATGACGCCGGTTCTGGTGGTTTCGCTTGGAAAACACAAACAGCAGGTGCTAACCCAACCATCCTTAATAAGGGTATGGTCATACTCTCAGGTAATACAGCCGGAAATAATGCAAACACTGGTCTACATATTACAGCAACACCTTCAAATGGTTCATATGTTGGTGTTTCAGTGAACGGTGTTTGGTATGTGGTTGGTGATGGTGCACCAGATAAAGATTGTTCTTTCGTTACATCAGCTAACGGTTGTGGTAGTGGTGTTTATGAAACTTTCGCTACTATAGCAGCAACTAATCTTTTCTGTTGGAATGGAACTAATGCTGGGTTTAATTTAATTACAACCGATAGAGTAGATTTCTACTATAACGTATAATTTTTAATCCTTTAATTTACTGAAAAGCCCGCCCACAAGTGGGCTTTTCACATATTTATAAAAAACATTAATCACCAATATGTCACAAAAAGTTAGAGTAGAACAGTTAAAACCTGCAACAGTTAATAATTACATTATTATCACAAGTGGTAACACTGCTACATGGGCACCAAGTGGAAATCCAGACATTTCAGTTACAACTGATACTATTTTTTCAGAAGTTCAGAGTGGAATGATTCCATTAAATTCATTATACATAGTAGATGGTAATAAATATGATAGATACCGTATTAGTGCAATAGTACCAACGACAAGTATGTCAGGAAGTAATATATACGTTTTCTACTTAGGTACAGTTTTTGACCCTGATAATACTTTAACTTTCAAGGTTTATGATAACAATTCAGTTGTAAATTCTTTTGACCCATCTCTCAAAGATTGTCATACAGCACTATCACCATCTGCCTTAGTTTACGAAACGGCAAGTGGATTTGTTGTACCTGTAAGTTTAATGATGGTTAACACGGATAATTCAATAGACCCTCGATTCTATGATATTTCCTTGTTAGCAGGACATACAAATATATTTGAAGCTGAAGTTTATGTGGATTTTGAGTTTTACATACTTCAGGGTACAGCTATTACTTTCACAAATTAATTTTATTAAAAATGGCAGATAGAACAGAACAAATTACACTAAAAAAACAAGAATTAGAGAGAGCATTGAGGTCAAGATTTAACCCTGTTTTATCTTTCCAATTAGGAACACCATATAATATATCGGTGGAGGCTTGTAATGAAATTGTTTTGCCTCCAAGAGGAGGTGTGATGATATACACATCGAGTAGAATTATACAGGTAGGTGATATTCTTTACACAGATATATCCTTAACAATTCCTATAAAAAGTGATTCTAAAACATATAGGAATGTTTTTTCCTCAGATTCGTTAGCAACTCCTTTAGGTTATACAGTAAGTTATGATGAAATAGGAACAGTTATAGAAGTAACAATTTGTATAACGAACGAAAATAAAGAGATTATGTCGTGAGATAAGTGATGTTAATTATGTTTATTGGTTAATTATTAATTAAATAAAAAAGGGACTTAAAAAGTCCCTTTTTTATTATAGAATAAATTCTGTATCGAATTCCTTTTTGAACATAAACAATCCAGATTGTTTTCTCAAATCATTCTTAGCGTGTTCACCAATTCCCATTCCGTAATCGTGTGATGCTACATCAGTTAATGAGTTAAGTAGTTCCCAGGCTGTCATATCGGTTTTAGCGTTCTTCCAATGACGGTTAGTTAAAGAGTCAAGGATGATACCTTTGTCTTTATAAGAGGCCTTAATCTCGTTAGTTGGGAAGAAACGGTCAAGAACAGCTTCAACACGAGCGTCATTCTTATCTGTAACTTTGTTAGCTACAAGTTCACGAAGCTTTAACACTTCATTATAAGAAGCTGAAATAGAATTCATTTTCTTAACATTATCAGAGAATACACCCTGAAATTTTACATTGGTTTCACTTAAACCCTTAATTTCATTCATGAAACGGTTAATATCTTCAACACTGTTATTCATTAAACGAGGACCCATTTCAAGACGACGAGGACCAACCATTCCGTTTGCACAAACAAGACGTAAAATGTAAGGGTCAATCGCGATTTCTTCCGTTGGACCGGCTGTTACAATAACACCAGTATGGAAAGCTTCATCTTTCAAAGTTGGAATATCAAAGCCCCAACCACTTTTAATGGTAGAAATTTGAACATTACCCTCACTTGAAATGGACATGCTACTAATACCTAAATCGTGGTCATTGATAACGTTTTCAACCATGTCAAAATAGAACTCTGGGGAAACATAAGGTTTACCAGCGTCAGTGATGGCTACCACTCTCATTGTTGATGGAGAAATGTAGATAGATATTTTCATATCTTTTGCTGTTGCCAATTTGGTTTTAATAATCTTAACCAATTGGTTACGAGAATTCATACCGAAAATGTCTGTGAACTTACCAATAAAGGTATCACTAATCTTAAGGGTCTTAAGAAGTGATTTGAAAGCTCCTGATGATAGTTTTAATTTAACACCCTCAAGAGTAATATTACCATTACGACTCTCAACATCTTCAAAATCGATATTAAGTTCAGCTAATGTTAAATTCTTACGAATTGGGTAGTTTTCTTTTACTTCTTTTTTAAAATTGTCGTAGTTAATGTTTTCCATGTTTTTTCTTTGTTTTGTTTAATATAATGATACTTTATGATAAATACAACCGCAATAACGATTAATCTTCTCCTTCTAAAATTCTGTCAACTTCTTCCATAACTTGTTCATGAGGGATTCCTTCACCATTACGAACCCTTTCAACAGCTTCATTAATTTCTTTGTTATACTCCTCAATACTAATACGTTCTAACTCACCAACTGGTTTAACCAAAGAAATCTTACTATAAATTTCTTTATCTGATGTTTCAGAGGTTTTAAGTAAGTCCATCAATCTGGCCTCATTATCGTTTTGGAATGTATCCATTTGTTTTTGAATACTAATGGCTTTCTCTAATTCACCATATTTTTTACCATCGTAAGCTAGAACACCATCTTCGAGTAACATGTATAATTTTTTACGAATACTACCTCTACGGTTTTTAACGTAAACAAGGTAACGTTGATTTGTTTGTTCATCGATACGAACATACATCATCGCGGTGGTGTTGTGTTTTAATTTTGTGGAACCAGCGTACTCACCACCTTTAGTAATATGTTGAATAACATCAAAAGCGGTGTATTTTTTAGCCTTATTTTGACCTTTAGTATGTCTAATCATCAGACTGATTAACCAACTTTCAACGGTTGTTGAATTCATGTTAGCAGTATCTTTAACTTTATCTTTAGCATCCATGAAACTATCAATTAGGACGTAATCCCAACCAATATCAAGAACATCTTCCAAAATTGTTTTAGGATCTTCATAATCAGCTAGATATAATGTATTTAAATCCATTAATTGTGGTAAATCTTCAGCTAACTCCATATTATCAATAGGGTTCATTTCGGAAGATATATAAAGACATTTTTTATTTTTATCGATAGACTCGATACCAGCCATCTTATCGACAAGCATGGTTGTTTTACCCGAACCCGGCTCACCAACAACAACTGTAATGGTTGCAGGCATTGTACCCCCCTTTTTGGATATTATAGTATCAATAAATTTACCACTTTTTAGAGGTATGAATACTTCTGGTGGGAAATTGAAATCCGTAAGCTTTACGATTTGTGCGGTCTCTTTAGTTTTTGACATACAGTTTATTAGGTTTTTGTTTACAATTACAAAGATATAACAATAGTTTTAATTATACAAATTAATTATGAATAAAGAACAAGTTACACACCCATCCCACTACAATCAAGGAAAAACAGAGATGTGGGACTACTCGGCACAACATAACCTCGATTTTTTTGAGGGTAATGTCGTTAAATATGTTACACGTTGGAAACATAAGAATGGGATTCAGGATTTATACAAAGCTAAACAATATTTGGATAAATACATAAAAATTCAAGAAGAAGAATTGAATAAAAGATCGTGATATTTATTATAAAAGAATTTTAATGTCGACTTTACTATTAGAAAAAAATATCCTTTTAGAATCTGGTGTTAGAAACATCAAAGAACTAGCTCAAAGATATGAGAGTGCAAAGATTTATTTTCATCAAGATACTGATGGTGTTACAACAGCTATTGCAATGAAAAACTATTTAGAAAGTTATGGAATTGAAGTGGTTGATTGTGAAGTTATCCAATACGGTGACAGAGAATTTGCTATTAAAAAACCGATGGCTAAAGGTGATATCATGCCAGTCTTAGTTGACTTTGCTCACGGTAAACCTATGTTCATAATTCATACTGACCACCACGATAAACAAATCGGTACATCAGCTGAAACTTCTAAATCTTTTAGACAAGCTAGGTCTAATGTTGAAACTATCTCACAAATAGTTTCACCAAAAGAAATATTTCCACATTTGGATGTCTTGATGATATCTACAGTAGATAGTGCTAACTATGCTAAGTTAGGTATTACACCAGAGCAGGTTATGAAGTTTGTTTTCTCTTTAGATAAAGAAAAAAGTCTTGAGAGTAATAAGAAAGCCATGGCTCTTGTAACTAATAAACTTTTGTTAGCTTACAAAAACAAACCGAGATTTTTAGAAAGACTAGTTATGGGTTGTACCCCATCTCTTTTAAACATATACCAAAACATAGTTGGATTGGCTAAAGAAGAGGGTTATATTTCACCAGAGGTAATGACTCAACACGCTATGGCTTACGGTGAGACAATGAAAGCCAGTGATAAGGTTAAATACGATTCTGTAACTGGTATTATATCACAATATGGTGGTGGTCCACTAATGAAACCTGGGGCTTATGACCGTTATGTTCCCTTCAAGAATTTTCCAGACGCTAACTTTTTGGTTATTGCATGGCCATTAGGTCTTTTACAAGCTAGTTGTAATCCTTTTAAATCTGAAAGAACATTAAAGGGTGTTAACTTAGGGGAAATAGCACAAAGGGTATTAAGTAAATCTGAGACCGCTTTAAGAGATTTTAGAGTAACTGTCGATTCATTAAAATACTTTGGTGAAAAACATAAATCTTTTGAGGCTGAGAGTGTTGGTTTCACATATAACGATTTAATTGCTATATACGGTGAAACAGTTAACGGATTAAATACAGTACCCAACGGTGCAGCACCTGATTACACAGTAGAAAGATGGCAAAACGCAATAAAAAGGATTTTAGATAAACCATATACCACTTTAAACGATAGAGAAAGAAAAGCACTTAAAATGTTAACAATCTCTGGTTGGGATATAATCCAAGCTAATAGTGGTGGACATAAGTGTATAACAAACATATCGGGTTTAATGTATTTTGGTAAAATGGGTACATTCTTCCTTAAAGAATTACAAGATTCATTTGTAAAAGAACTTAAATTAGTTGTATTTGAAGAATTAAAATCTATAACACCAGAAATTGGTGGTCAACCTAAAGATATACAAAATGATTAACGAGGGTTATAAAAAAGTACAAAGACTAATTAAAGAGGGTGCCTCTACTATTCAAGATACGTTAGTTGAATTAATGGTTGATATTAAAAAAATCACCCAGATTTAGCACACCGTGAAGTAATGGATTTATTTAAAGCAGAAGTAGAAAAATTCTTACAATTTCATGATATTGATAGAATAGAATTACCTAGAAAGGGTCATAGATTAACTGGGGATAAATTTCCAGTTATGAAAGTACCTTATGGTGGTAAAAAACCAGGATCTACTCTTTAATATATTTTTCAATATTTTTAGCGATAGATTTTACGTCAGATAGGTAGGTAACATTATTTGGGTGGTCAACATCAAAATACCCCATTTCCTTAATAAATTCTAAATATTGGTCTTCGGTTTTAAGTTTATTAACACCTATGTTGGCTTGATATAAAGCATAATCAATTACCGATAATTTCCAATTATCATAATACCCATAACCGTTTACGATATCACTTTGTAGATTAGGTCTTCTACTAGCCTCCCTCATTCCGAAAAGGTTATTGTTGTTTTTAAAAAGTGATGATTTAAAACCACACTCTTTCATTGATTGAGCGAATATAATCTCTGGGAATTTAATATTAACTTGTTTTAAGTATTCATAAAATTTTTTGGGTGTAAAACTAGTATTTTCTAAATCGTTGAATATTAGGACTACATCACTTTCTTTTAATTGAGTTTTTTTACCCACATCATATCCAAGTCCATAACCAATTCTTAAAGTTATTAAAAAAACAACCAAAAATGTTGCAATTAAAGTTGTGAATTTTGTGTGAGATACTTTTTTCATCTCTAATGTTTTTCGATTTCTAACGTATATTCCCATAATTTATTTTTTATAAAGATAATGAATTATTTTGAAACAAAAAACCCCTCATTAGAGGGGTTTTAATATTACTTACCTTTATCTTCTTTTTTCTTAGAAGCTTTAGGCTTTTTAATGTCGATTTTTACATCTTCCGTTTTGGTATCGTAAGATATTGTAAGCGTATCACCCGCGGTAATACCACCATCTAACACCTTTTCAGAGATTGGGTCTTCAACATACTTTTGGATTGCTCTATTAAGAGGACGTGCTCCATATTTCTCGTCGTAACCTTTTTCAACAAGATACTCTTTAAGAGACTCGTCAAACTTAAGGGTATAACCCATTTCTTTTACTCTTTCGATTACTTCATTAAGAGGAATTTCAACAATTTTCTTAATATCTTCTTTATCTAAAGATTTGAAGATGATAACATCATCAAGACGATTTAAGAACTCTGGTGAGAAAGTCTTTTTAAGTGAATCTTGAATTACAGACTCAGCTGCTTCATCAACACCGTCAGTTTTAGATTTAGTTCCAAATCCAACACCAGCTCCAAACTCTTGAAGTTTACGTGCTCCAACATTAGAAGTCATGATGATAAGTGCGTTCTTGAAATCAATCTTTCTACCTAAACCATCACTCAAGTGACCTTCGTCTAATACTTGAAGTAATACGTTAAACACGTCAGGATGTGCCTTTTCGATTTCATCCAATAAGATTACTGAATATGGTTTTCTTCTGATTTTCTCAGTTAACTGTCCACCTTCTTCGTAACCTACATACCCTGGAGGTGCCCCGATTAATTTAGATACAGAGTGTTTCTCCATGAACTCACTCATATCAACACGAACAAGAGAGTCAGGTGAACCAAAAATACTTTCAGCTAATTTCTTAGCTAAGTGTGTTTTACCCACACCAGTCGGACCAAGGAACATAAATGAACCAATTGGTTTGTTTTGGTTTTTAATACCAACACGATTTCTCTTAATCGCTTTAGTTATTTTACCGATAGCGTCATCTTGACCGATAACTTTATCTTTGATTTCTTTATCCATTGCGAGAAGTTTCTCTGTCTCACTTTGACCAACCTTAGTTACAGGGATACCTGTTACCATAGATACAACTTTCGCTACATCTTCTTCTGAAATTACGGGTCTTACCTTATCAAGGTTTTTTGCCCAATCTTCGGTTGCTTGTTCAAGATTATCTTGAAGACGTTTTTCGTCGTCACGAAGTTTTGCGGCGTCTTCATAACGTTGAGCCTTAACAACTTCAATTTTTTGTTTTCCAACTTCAGAAATCTTCTCTTCTAAATCGAGAATATCTTGTGGTGGTTTAATGTGAACCTGCATTCTAGCCCCAACTTCATCCATGATGTCGATAGCCTTATCTGGTTGTTCACGGTCTGTGATATAACGGTCAGCTAATTTAACACAAGCTTCAACTGCCTCACGTGAGTAACTCACTTTGTGGTGGTCCTCATACTTACCTTTAATATTATCAAGGATAATAAGTGTTTCTTCTTTAGAAGGCGGTTCAACAAGAACCATTTGGAAACGTCTTGCTAACGCTCCATCTTTTTCGATGTTCTCACGATATTCATCGAGAGTTGTGGCTCCAATACATTGGATATCACCACGAGCTAACGCTGGTTTTAAAATGTTAGACGCGTCTAACGAACCTGAAGCGTTACCAGCACCAACCATGGTGTGGATTTCATCAATGAAAAGGATAACATCGTCAGCTTTTTCAAGTTCCTGCATGATACCTTTCATTCTTTCTTCAAACTGTCCACGATATTTGGTTCCAGCAACAAGTGATGCTAAATCCAAACTAACTACACGTTTGTCAAAAAGGATACGTGGACATTTCCTTTCGATAATTTTAAGTGCCAATCCTTCAACGATGGCTGTTTTACCAACACCTGGTTCTCCAATGAGAATTGGGTTGTTCTTTTTACGTCTTGAAAGAATTTGTGAAACTCTTTCAATTTCATCAGACCTACCAATGATGGGATCTATATGGCCTTCTGCGGCAAGTTTGGTTACATCTTTACCAAAATTATCTAAAATTGGTGTGGTTGACTTACCTTGTGAGGCTTTCTTCGCCTTCTTACCGTAGTCGTCTAATTCTTCAAAATCTCCTGACATATTCATATTTATTTTTTGTTGTTTTAAATGTAATAAAGTTTCTTTAAATGTTCTATAGGTAATACCCTGATTTCCTAAAACTTTTGTCCCATCTAGTGAACGATTCTTTAAGATTGCTAACATTAAATGTTCGATACCTATAAAATCGTCTCTTAATTTATCAGACTCCAGTTCTGCGGAACTTAAAGCGTTTTTAGAAGATTCACTAAGAGGAATTATCTTTACTTCTACAATAATAGGGTTTTTTAATTTAAGTCTCAAGTAACCTTCTAACTTTTCTGTTAATTCCATAACATTTGTTCCCATTTCTTTTAGAACTTCTGTTGCACCATTTGTTTTATCGCTAAATACTGATAGTAATATATGTTCTGGTTTAATTTTAGAGTCACCAAGTCTAATGGATTCTCTGAAAGCATTCTTTAAAATTGATCTAACTTTAGGTACCATTTTTTTCATACTCATAGGGTATTTCTTTTTTAGAAAATATATTTACTATTGTATGAAAATAAAGTTTATGAAAAAATATCCCCTAATATTATATTATAGATTGAAGATTTGTTCATTGAATAAGAAGATTAAGGAACGATACGATTATTATGCTTATATTAGTTCAACATCTAGTAAAAATTTTGAGTTTGACCGTTTAGTTGAAGAAGACATTGTAGAATATAAAAAAAATATATATAAGATAAAAAGAAAGATGTGTAATGTTAGATAACATTCCCTTTCTGAATAAAAATAACTAAGTTTTAATATGAATTATAAAAAAATTACAATTTTCTTCAAAGAAAATCCAAACGCAAAAGAATTTGACGCCTCCGTTTACTCTAACGATTATAACGGTGTAACTGTAACTGTTACTGGTGATTACTTAATTCTAACCATACATGGTGATGAAAAAATTATTACTGAAGTACATCATTTAAGTACAATAAAGAACTGGGTAACTTACATAGACTAATGTTAGTTGAAAGAATAGAAAAAGATGGAATAGTTTCCTGTCTTTTTAAATCGTCCAATATTCTTGCGTCTGAATATAATCAGGCAAGCAGGGACTTGGTCATTACATTTAATGCAGGCCGTCAATACACCTATTCTAATATAGACCATAAGAGTTATATTAGATTTGAAATTGCTGAATCACAAGGTTCTGTCTTTAGTAAACACATTAAAAAGTATCAAACCAAAAAGAATGACGATGTTGATACATCAGAAAAGGTTAATAGGTTAAACGAAATTATAAATAAGAAAAATGAACAACCTCGACAAACAATATAAGGAACTACTTCAAGATATTTTAGACAATGGAAAACAAAAAACTGACAGAACAGGAACAGGAACAATTTCAGTATTTGGAAGACAACTCCGACATGATTTTCGGGACGGATTTCCTTTACTCACCACCAAGCGAATGGCTTTTAAAGCGATTGTCACCGAACTACTATGGTTTCTCAGAGGAGACACCAACATCAAATACCTAGTTGATAATAACTGTCACATTTGGGATGGTGATTGTTATAAAAATTTCGAAAAAAGATATTACAAAGAAATTTTTAATCCAATAACAGGTAGTCACAACAGATTAATGAGTTTAGATGAGTTTATACTCAACATCAAAAATCACGATGAATTTGCTAAAGAGTGGGGGGATTTAGGTCCTATCTACGGTAAACAATGGAGACGTTGGGAAAATGAAATAGTTAACTACGGTGGTCAAAAATACAACACTCAAACAATAGACCAAATCCAACAACTTATTACTGATTTAAAACAAAATCCCGATAGTAGGAGATTAATGGTTAATGCTTGGAATGTTGGTGAATTACATCATATGGTTTTACCACCTTGTCATTATGGATTTCAAGTTTATACAAGAGAGTTGAGTAGAGAAGAAAGATGGGATTTATATTCAAATAGATTCAATCAAATGAAACCCCATAAATTTCAGAAAATGTTAGATGGTGTTTGGGTTGAAAGTACTGAAGAAGAGGATATGTTTGAATACGACAATTTTAATATCCCAAGTAGAGCAATCTCTTTAAGTTGGAATCAACGTTCAGTAGATACAGCACTTGGGTGGCCATTTAATGTAGCTTCTTATGGATTGTTATTAGAACTGTTAGGTAAGATGGTAAATATGATTCCTGATGAGCTTATCTGTAATCTTGGAGATGTGCACATTTATAATAACCATGTAGATGGAGTAAAAGAACAAATAAGCAGAGAACCATACCCACTACCTAAGCTAAACATTAACACGGAATGGTGGCCTACAGAATCAGGTGAGTGTGGAGTGGGTCCTATTGATGCTCAAGCAGTGTTGAGAAGTTTTTCAGATGATAACTTTTGTAAGTGTTTAATGGAAGAAGATCTGCAGTTGTATGATTATCAATCACACCCTAAGATTTATTTTCCATTAAGTAATTAGATTTGTTGGAATACTTTTACTTCGTAAACAGTAAGACAAGGTCTGTCTTCAGGACTAACTTCTGATTTAGTTTTATAAACAAATATTGGGCCTTCGGTATAAGCAACATATCGGAGGTCTTTTGTTTGTTCATCATGTCCTAAGAAAAGGACTTTAACACCCTCATATCCGTATTTTTTAAGAATATTTGTAACTAAATACTTTAAATCCTCACCTGAACAATCAATTGATTCTAGGCGTTTAGCAATATCTTCTACATTGAAATCATTAATTCTGGCTTCAATAAGTTTCTTAATTTGATGTTCTTTTAAAATAATCTTTTTTCTCATTCTTTTTAATAAATATCATGAATATTTATAATGTAGATGAAAGAAAAGGTAAAAATAAAAGAAGTAAAGAAAGTCGGTAAAAGTGATAGGTCGATAGATTTAACTGGTTTTAAAATGCAAGATGCCTTAAACCCAAAAATCTGGGATGAGAACCAAAAATTACAACCAGAAGTTAGAAAGACCTTACTTAAAATTGCTGATGATTATTTTGAAGGATTGGAACTTCCTGGGGTTGATATCGAAGATATTTGTTTAACAGGAAGTTTGGCTAATTATAATTGGTCTAAATACTCCGATGTAGATTTACATATCCTTATTGATTATACAGAGGTTCCCGTTGATGAGACTTTAATTCAAGACTTTTTAAAAACTAAAAGCACAGCTTGGAACGATTCTCATGATATAAAAATTTATGGCTTTGATATTGAAATATATGTACAAGACATCAAAGAAGAACACGTATCTACTGGTGTTTATTCTATATTAAGAAATGAATGGGTAGTTCAACCAGAGAAAAAACCAATTAAAATCGATAACATAAACGTTAAATTAAAATCAGAACGTATTATGGATGCTATTGATGATCTTTTTCATGAAATGAAAGATTCTAAGAATTACGATTCTGTAGTTGAGAAATCTGACAAAATTAAAGATAAAATTAAAAAAATGCGTCAAGCTGGTTTAGATGCTAATGGTGAGTTTTCAGTAGAGAACATGGTATTCAAAGTTTTAAGACGTAACGGTATGTTAGATAGACTTTCTGACATTAAAACAGTTGCTTACGATAAATCAGTAACATTGGAACATAACAGATATTTATATAAAAACATTTTAAAATGGTAACAGGAGAAGTAATTCACGCAGTAGCATCAGCTAATTATACAAGTTATGATTATCACGCTGTCTTAGTCCCCAACGGGATTGCTGTAACAATTAATGATGTAATATTACCAGCTATGGCAGCACCAGTTATAATACCAGTTGGTGTTAGTAATGGTGGTTTAATTAGTGGTGCGGCATTTCTAATCGGAAGAAAGAGATTTGGAGCTACTAGTGGAACATCAATAGGGGTATGGGAAAACCCATTATCAAACGATCCAGGTAATTCAACTGGAACATTTTCAATTAAATAAAAACTATAAAATATGAGTAATCTAACAAATAAAAACTTACAACGAATGAGAGAATTGATGGGTAAAACACCTGTTAATGAGAGTATATCAAATTCAGCCGTAGAATTGGTGAAAAAATCACCAGATGGGAAAGCTTACGGTATTGTAAGAGAAAATAGAAAATATTTCATTAAAGAATCTAATGATGGTAAGAATTTTGATTTTATCGGCGGTGTCGCTAATAAACCAAAATACCAATACCATTCATATGAAGAAGCGGTAAGAGAACTTAATTTTATGTTTGAAGATTTAAACAAAACTTTCAACGTAGAAAAAGGTACTGATATCCTTTCTTCAGATATAATCGAGGAAAAGAGATTTGTTCTTAAATCGAAAAAGAAATCTGAACCATCTTCAACCCCTGATTTTGATTTTGGAAACACTGGTGAAGATAAGGCTCCTGATTTTGATTTTGGAAACACTGGTGAAGATAAGGCTCCTGATTTTGATTTCGGTGATACTGGTGAAGATAAGGCCCCTGATTTTGATTTTGGAAAAGGTGATTCAGATGAGAATATGACTTTAGGTGATGAAGACTTAAGTGATGAAGATGATCCTATTAAAAGTATTCAAAAAATGACTGGTAAATTAGGTCAGAAAATTAGAGACACTGAAGACTTATCTTCAGATACAATGAAGTGGGTTGCTAAGAGTATTATTTCAGCCTTAGATTTAGAATCTATGGATAGTGAAGATAAAAAAGATATTATTCGTGCGGTTAAGAAAAAAGAAGATGAAGGTTCCGATGAGGAATTTGATTTCATGGGTGACGATAGTGGGTCATCTAATATATTAACTGCTAGTGATTTATATGGTGAAACTGATAAGGATTACATGGGTGACGATGATTGTCCAGGTTGTCAAGGAAGTGGTTATGATGACGAAATGGAAGGTTGTGTAAATTGTGGTGGCACTGGTGTTACTGATGACACAACTTTAGATTGGAATAGTTTATCTGACGAAGAAAAACAAGGTCTTGTTTCTACAACTTATGGTGGTGGAGATGTTGATGTTGATGTTTATCCTGGTGATAATGAAAAACCTATGATGGATTGGGAGACCAATAATTATAACGTTGATGATGAAGATAATTCTTATAGAAGAACTGGTGAAAATCAGTATATGATGTTTTCGCCAGAAGAGGTTGACGTTGATGAAGAGGTTTATGTTGGTAATTCTGGTTTAGACTATGATGACCCAGATGAGGATTTCATGACTGATTGGATGAGAGAAGACAACCCAAATATCGGTGGTGATGAAGACATCGATGGTCAATTACTTTTTGATGAGGAATTACCTTATGATGAATATGAAACCGAAACAAGCGGTTATCCTGATTTTGAAGAAGATTGGATGTCTGATGATACCTACCCGTATAGTGAAGTTAATAAAGATTATATGGACGATAGGGATGAAGATTTATACGGTAATTATACCGCTGATGGTGTTGAAGATATTGATAACATGACAGATTATATGAACATTCAAGGAACCGTTAATAAAATGAAGGGTGGATACGATGAAGGTCACGTTGACAAACTTTTACGTTATGTTAAAGGTAAATTAGGTGGTGATGTTGATATTGATGATGATCATCTTGTAGGTGATAACTATTTTATTCGTATTGACCGTAATAATTTTACTGTTGAAAAAGGTGGTTCTAAGAAAAAATATTTTAATTTTGATGAGATAGGTAAAATGGTTGAGTATGTGAAATCTAAAACAGATTTTATGTCGGACTATATGATGGATATCGATAACGTCCCAAGTATGATGCCAAAAACAGCACCATCAAAACCAAGCACAACTCCAGCTCCAACAACAAAACCAGGAAAGCCAGATACAGATAGACCTAACCCTAGTAAACGTCCTTTTACACCTCCACCATATATTACGCCAGGTGAAGAACCTTCTCCAAAGGCAGAATATGAAGATGAGTTTGAAGAGGATTATATGGACTATATGGCAGATGATTATGGTTCAAACGAGAGTATGGGTTATATGGAAGATGACGATACTTGTCCAATATGTAACGGTACTGGCCAAGAGAAAAAAATCGGATTCAGCACTAGACCAAATACTTGTATAGCATGTGCTGGTACTGGTAGGGTTAGTGGTGATGTTAATCGTGATATAACTAATATTAATAATAATGGGGATTTTAAATACAACTATAGAGAAAGAAATGGCCTTGATTATATGTCAGATAATGACGATAATTTACCATTAAACAATAGAAGATTTAACCCTATGAGTCCAAAGACAGCACCATCAAAACCAAGTACAACACCGGCTCCAACAACAAAACCTGGAAAACCAGATACTGACAGACCAAACCCGTCTAAGAGACCGTTTACACCACCGCCGTACATTACGCCAGGTGAAGAACCTTCTCCGAAAGCTAGAAAAAAGGGTAAACTTGTTGGTAACCAATATAAATTGGATATGAATGATAGTGGTGATTTGGATTCTGAAGATTTCAGAATGTTACGTAATAAAAAACGTAGAGATTAGTAATGAAAGAGTTATTCCTAATATATATTAATAAAATTGGTACAAACCACAAAGGGGAACACATTTTTGAGTTCCTCTTTTCGGATAGAACTGATTGGGATTGGGATGAAAGTTGGTATGAATCTTCTGTTGTTACAGATAAGAATGATTTGACTCCTGAACCTAATTACATTAAACTTGTAGGTAACTTGAAGACTGAAGATTTAGACTTAGAATTAGTCCAAAACTCTGGAGTATTTCAAATTTATAACGCTGTTGAAGGTATTATAGCTTTAGGTTGGGAGAAATTGGAAGATAGTGATGAAGATTACCCAGAAGAAAGGATTGTTTTTAGATTCGGTGAATCAAAAGAGTCAATAGAAAATAAATTATATTCGATGGACTTAGTCCTAAATTATAATGAAACTAAAGTGAAAAATTAAAATGACTAATAAAAAAATTAGTAAATTTGTAAATGAGGAAGACACAAGTGGTCTAGACCAACAAAAACAGTTAGAACTTAAATTACAAAATTTAACTAAAGAGAAAGAGGGAACCCAAAATGGTGTGAAAAAATCACAATCCATGGCTGATAACGCTAAGAAATTAGCGTCGTTACCTTCAGGTATGACTGATAGAGCAAAAAGGTATGACCAACAAATGAATACCAACGCTTCTCAAAAGAATACTGAAGAGGCTAGAGCTAATAGAGAAGAAATGAAAAACGTTGACAAACAAATTGATGACGTTACCAAACAAATAGGTAATTTAACTAAAGAACAAATTCTTAGAATGGTTGAATCTAACGAACCAGCTAGGATGAAAAAAAGAGAATTAATTGAAAATATTTTTAACCGATTATTAAAAGAAGACATGAACGATGATTTAAAGAATAAGATTGACAGTGGTGAAAATGACTATGCAAAACATTTAGACCCAGAAACAGTGAAAAGAATGGCTGACAACATCGTCAATGATGTTAAGGCAAATCTTCAAGCTAAAATGGGAGGGCGTGGTCAAGTAAATCTTGATTCTGCACAGAGAACATTATTTCAAGGATTAACAAATGTTCTACCAATAGAGGATAGACACAGAGCAGAACTTGAAAGATTGGCTGTAGAGTTGGTTCGTTCAGAGTATGACATCCCAGAGGATGCGGTAGATTTTGAAGTTAGAATTATGGGTCAAAACCCTATACATAAAACAGGTTTAAAAATGAAGAAGGGTAATAAAAGACCACCTCAAGGAAAATCTGAAGAAGAACTTAAACCTAACGTTACAAAACGTAGGTTAATGAACGCTATGATGCATGGTGCAGCTCGTAAGGGACAATACATGTATCACTTAGCACAAGATGAATTAAATAGAATAGACCCAAATCTAGCTAATAATTACAGTAAAATTATGGCTGGTAATGATTTCATGTATTGGGCTATGAATGACGATACAATCGCACAAGAAAGTGAACATGGTACCCACGCGGGTCAGGTTAGAGTCGACCTTTCAGGTCCAAAACCTAAAATCATCGCACAAGGTATGACATTCCCGTTCCTATTACACGAACTTACTAAAGGTGTGTTAGAATTAATGTCATTACATGGTCTTGACGCCGATAAAGAAACTAGAGATTACGTTTTAGATAAAACAGATAATCTTGAATCAGAACCTTGGGATATTAGACTAGGGCCAAAAATTTGGGAGAAATTTATGGAGTCACTTAACGCTGACGATTTACCATACAAGAGCCATATTTTCAATAGATTATCAACGTTACCACCAGCTGAATTTAACGGCATAGTACAGGGTTTATTAAATGATTCTGAAGAAGCTAAAAGAGCCGTTAGAGAAATGGCTGATGATGTTCGTAAAGAACAAAACGACTATGATGTTGATTCAGCTTTAGGTCAATTTAGTGACCAAGGTGGTGGAGAAAATCCAGAAGGTCCAGAAGGTCCAGAGGATGAAGATGAAGACGAACTATTAAAAGGTCTTCTAGGTGGAAAAGATGAACCAGAATCTGAAGACGGTGAAGATGAAGATAATGACCCAGAAAATTGGTCTGAAGAAGAATTAACAGACGCTATCGACCAAGCTCTTGATGCTGGTGATTTTGATTCTGTTAGAGGTCTAACAGATATTTTAAATAGAAAGTACTAAAAATATTACCACGATTTAGGACCGCGGTAGTTATGTGGGATGAAAGCTCCCAATTAAACCCATCTGTTCGCTCCAGATGGGTTTTTTATTGCTGATAGAATTAAATGATGTTTCTTAATATTTATATAATAAAGGAACACCATTTTTATGTCTACAATTCCACAAAATAAGGGTCAGAAACTTCTAGAGATAGGTAAATGTATTAAAGATCCTGCTCACGCAATTGAGGGTTACCTTACAACATTTGACCAAACACAAAAGAGTTTCGTTAATTTCAAATTATTCCCTAAACAGAAAGAATTAATTAAGGCGTATAAAGACAATCGTTTTAATATTGTGATGAAACCACGTCAGGCGGGTGTATCAACCACAACTGCGGCTTATATCGCCGTTATGACGGCTTTAGCTGACCCAAATAACCCACAAAGGGTACTTATTTTGGCAAACAAACAAGAAACAGCTATTGAATTCCTTAAAAAAGTTAAAGATTTTACCGCTCAACTTCCCGACTGGATGAATGTGTGGGCAACTGGTAACGATACCTCTTGGTTTGATGTAGAAAAAAATTCACAAAAACATTATAGATTAAAGAACGGTTCTGAGGTAAAAGCCGTAGCTACTTCAATGGATGCCTTACGTGGTTACACACCAACACTACTTGTGATGGATGAGGCAGCTTACATTGAAGGAGGTGAAGAAGTTTACTCCGCAGCTCAACCAGCCCTTTCTACAGGTGGTAGGGCGATTTTAATTAGTACACCAAATGGTATGGATCCTTTATACTATAAAACGTATATGGCGGCCACAACAAAAGAAAAAACCAATAACCCATTTAATATTGTTGAAATGAGATGGTTTCAAGATCCTCGTTATAACAAAGGTATGAAATGGCAGAAAAAGAATGAGGCTGATGAGGTTATTGATGAGATGGTTGAGATGGATTTCACTCAATTTGAACGATTAGAAAATGAAGGTTGGACACCAACATCACCTTGGTTTGAGATGATGTGTGGTCAGTTAAATAACAACGCCAGAATGATTGCACAAGAACTATTGTGTGCATTTAACGGTTCAGGTGACAACGTTATCAACCACAAATATATTGATTACCACAGAAAAAATAACGTTAAAGACCCTATCAGAACTGAATGGTTGGATAATGGTATGTGGATTTGGGAAGATCCAATTCTCGGTCATGAATATATTATGGCTGTTGATGCTGCGTCGGGTTCTGCAGATGACTTTGGTACTATCTGTATTATGGATTTTACAACAGGACATCAGGTTGCTGAATATCACGGTAAAATTGCACCAGATATTTTAGGTGAGATTGCCACAGAGTATGGTAACAGGTATGAAGCCTTTGTTGTTGTCGATATCACTGGTGGTTACGGTGTTTCATCGGTGTTAAAAATGATTGAACTTGGTTACTCATCAAAAAAAATGTACTACGATGTGGTAATAGGTATTGATTCAGTAACAAACAATAAGACATTGGAAAAACATATGAGAGATGGTAAATTACCAGGTCTTAACTTCCAAAAAAATAGAAATACAATCATAACCAAACTTGAGGAGGCTGTTCGTTTAGATTCATTTAAAGTTAGGTCTATTAGAGCACTTGCTGAGATGGATACTTTCGTATTTAAAAACGGAAGACCAGACCATATGAAAGGGTATCATGATGACCTTTTAATGGGCATTGCGATGTGTTGTTTCGTTAGTCAAACTTCTTTTAAGGATTTAGAAAAAAGTAAGGGTCAAGCTAAAGCAATGTTAGACTCTTGGGTTGTATCAACTACAACTAGTGAATCTATAGGTCAGTTAAATACAACCGAATATAACGGTCTTTTAAACAGTGGTGAACTTGCTAGACACGTTCAAACAGCAACATCAGAACATAACTGGGTTTTTATGGGACTTAGTGGGTTTAAGGATAAAGAAAAAAATAAAAAAATAGTAAGAAAATAATAAATGGCTAAAAGTACAAGAACATCACAAAATAACCCATTTCCTAATTCGAAAAACGTTAGAAGGGGTGCTGGTCCAATGAATTATCAATGGAGTCCAACACCTTTTCAAAAAAAAAGTGAAACCCAAAAAGGACTAATAGGATGTAACGGTTACATAGATAATATTACCACTTATGTGTATAATATTTTAACTAACGGTGATCATTTGGCCTATGTCGACTGCGACTATGTAGTATAACATTCACATTTAAGTTTGTTAGCTTACCTTTAAATTTGAATATTTATGTGTAAATAACAAAGTTTTGAAAAAAAATTAATGGCAGATAATAATAAAGATTTAACAGTATATCAAAAACTCTTCTACTTGTTTGGACAAAACAAACCAGTTCAAAGAACAACCCCTAAATACACTTTAGGTGACGGTGATGTAATCACCACTAACTCTAAGCAACAGTATGAAAAGGAAAAATTAGAAGGACAACAACAAAACTATCTTGAAGCTCAATGGGCTAGGGTTGATAGTGAATTGTACCAAAAAGCCGTCTATTACGAAACATCAAGAATTGCGTCATATATGGATTATGAGGCAATGGAATTTACACCAGAAATAGCTGCCGCTTTAGATATTATGTCCGAAGAATCTTGTACACCAAGTGAACAAGGGAAGGTTTTAACTATTCAATCAAATTCAAAAAGAGTTAAAAACGTATTAGAAGATTTATTTTATAATATTATAGATATTCAAACTAACTTACCAATGTGGACTCGTAATACGTGTAAGTATGGTGATAATTTTGTATTCTTAAAAATTGACCACTCTAGAGGTATTATCGGTTCATCTCAGTTAACTAATATTGAGATGGAACGTAAGGAAGAAGGTATGTTTCCACAACAAACTAAAGAAAGTGATGGAGCTACAACTAAGAAAAAACAAGTAACCTTCCACTGGCGTGATAAAAGTTTAGATTTTAACCCATGGGAAGTTGCCCATTTTAGATTATTGGGTGATGATAGAAGATTACCGTACGGTACTTCCGTTTTAGAGAAAGCAAGAAGAATTTGGAAACAATTATTACTTTCTGAAGATGCAATGTTAGTTTATCGTGTTGTAAGAGCACCAGAAAGACGTGTATTTAAAATATATGTGGGTAACATTGATGATAAAGACGTTGATGCTTACGTACAAAAAGTAGCTAATAAATTCAAAAGAAATCAGGTTGTAGACCAAAAAACTGGTCAGGTTGATTTACGTTATAATACGTTAGCAGTCGACCAAGATTATTTTGTTCCCGTTAGAGATCCAAACGCACCAAACCCAATTGAAACGTTGGCGGGTGCCAGTAATTTGGACCAAATTGCTGACATTGAATATATTCAGAAAAAGTTATTAACAGCTCTTAGAGTACCAAAACCATTCTTAGGTTTTGATGAGGCAGCTGGTGACGGAAAAAATTTAGCCTTGTTAGATATACGTTTTGCTAGAACTATTAACCGTATTCAACAATCAATGATTCAGGAATTGAATAAATTAGCTATTATTCATTTATATATTTTAGGTTTTACAGATGATTTAAATAATTTCACTTTAAATCTAACCAACCCATCTACTCAAGGTGAGATGTTGAAAGTAGAACAATGGAAAGAAAAAGTTTTACTTTATAAAGATTTAGTTTCACAAGTTGATGGTGGTATTGCTCCATCATCACATACTTGGGCGAAGAAAAACATCTTTAACTGGACTGATGAGGATATTAAAACTGACCTTGAACAACAAAGAATGGAAAGGGCCGCATCAGCTGAATTAGAGAATACCGCGTCTATAATTAAAAAGACTGGATTCTTTAATAGAGTTGATAGTCTTTACGGTGAAATTGGTGGTGGTGAACAAGCAACAGCTGGTACCGAAGAAGGTGGTGGAGATGAAGGTGGAATGGATTTAGGTGGTGGAGGTTTCGGCGGAGGTGGAGGCGGTGGTCTCGATTTTGGTGGAGATGAAGATGCTGGTTTAGGTGGAGAAGATGCTGGTTTAGGTGGAGAAGATGCTGGTCTAGGCGGAGAAGAGGTTGGTGGTCCTGAGGCTGGAACACCTGAAACAGGTGGATTCGGAGAGGGTTTCCGTAATCAGGATAAGAACATAATTGATAAACTTTTATTAGAAGGTAGACGTAAAAACGAAGATATTATGATGATGACTGAAGGTATAAAAAACCTAATCGGTGATGAAGATAAAGAAGATGAAGAAGAATTTTAACTTACTATAAAATTATAATATTTATATAAAAAAAGAATTATGAATTTCGGAACAATTAAAGATATATACGCTAAATTTTTAGCGAATTCCTATATAACGGAATCTAAAAATAGTAAGGATAAAAAAATTTACAAAAATTTTATAAAAAATTTAGTTGAAAACCCTATTCTTAAAGCACAATTTGTTGTTTATAAAAATATTGAGAACGGGTATTTACCTTCTGAGGTTAGTGCTGTTGAATATTTGAAAGAAAACATTTCTCTTTTCGATAATTTTAATAAAAAAGATATTATTAAAGAAAATATTAAATTAGGTGATAAATTAAATGTTATTTATAAAAGTTATTTAGTACCAGGTGAAATGTTTCAATCAACTAGTACTATGTTATTAAATAAACCTAAAAACATTCACGAGGCAATAAACAACCTAATTACATTAGAGAAATCGGTTGAGACACTTAACACACTTCATGAATCTTTTGAGGTAGTTAAAAAATGGTTAACCACACCTAAAGAAATTTTGGAAAGTACTAAAAAACCAACAGTAGACGCTAACAAATTTTTAAACAGTGCTGTAGATAAGTACAACGAAAAATATTCAACACTATCAGAAGAGGAGAAAAAAGTTATTAAAACTATTATGTCTACAGATGATAAAGAAAAAGAGGCTTTTTTAAAAACCATGGTAAAAGAATCCATTGTTTTAATTAATAACGCACTTAAAGAATATGGCGGTAGTTTAGATATTAAATCAAAATTATTGGAAGCTAAAGATGTTGTTTATAACATAGTGTATAGTGAAGATACGTTTAAAGAAAATATTACAAAGGTATATAACTTAAAAAATAGTTTAACAAATTAAATTAAAACTTAGTTTTAAATGGTTAATAAAAATTCAGATAATTTAAAAAAATTACGTGAAATTGTGGGCAAAATGGAGTCACAAAAAGAGATTTTTGAAATGGAAGAATCAATACCTTATCATGACGAATTAACAGATAAAATTAACGGTTTAATTCATGACGGGTTAAATAATTTAACCCATGAACAAAATGATAGGGTTAAACTAAAAAATTATGAAGCACTCTTTACATCAATTATTGCTGTATTTGAGGGTGTAAAACAAATGGTATAATGGAAAATAGTGATTTTAAATCTCTTTGGGCTGAATACTCAAAATTAGTTCTTAAGGAACTCGATAGGATGAACAACAACTACGAGAACCTTAGAAGTGATTTCGATGAAAGATTTAAAGAAATAAACGATAAACTTAGTGATGTAAAAAACACTAAGGAATTGACATCCGAACTTAAAGCTTGGCAAGAAAAGGTTAATGAAGTTTGGTCACCGACCCAAATGAAAGAATCTAAAGATGAACTTTATAAACAAAAAAATCGTTGGACTGCAACAGTTGCAATATTAGCATTTATTCAAATTGTTTTATCAATAATAGTAGCAATTAAAACATTTTTCTAATGGCAAACTTAAAAGACATCACGCAAATAGATATTAATAAATTTTCTTTTGCACAAATGACAAGTAATAATAACGGTAAAACATCTGGTTCAGGAACTTGTGGTATTTACCTAGTATTCATTGGTGGTATTGTAGGTGTAATGGGGGCAATCTCTTCATTATATACAAAATCACCAGAATCAGCTAACGTTCTATTATTCGCCACTGGTACGATAATGACTGGGGCTGGATTATTGGGGTATCGTAAATCTAAGGAGGGATTAGGAATGGAACCTATCACACCAGAAGAACCAACATCACCTGTACAGTAAAAAATTAAAGACCTCGATAAACGAGGTCTTTTAGTTTAAAGATAGGGGTTTCCTCTATCAATTATAATTAGTATAATTGACTATATAATAATTTCTAACAAATGGCAAAATTATGAGTAAAGTATTTTTAGAGTACATTTGGCTTGATGGTAATATCCCACAAAATATTAGGTCTAAAACTAAAGTGGTGGATAATACTGATATCCTAGAAACAGATGGGCAACCTAAACAAGGGTATCCTGAATCTTATCCGTTATGGAGTTTTGATGGCAGTTCAACTAAACAAGCTGGAGACGAAGAAAAGTATGGTTTTAAGGGTACAGATTGTGTACTAAAACCCGTCTATGTTGTAGACGATCCTTTTAGAGGGAATCAACATAAATTAGTTTATTGTGAGGTATTCAACCCAGATGGTAAAACCCCACATAAATCAAATACAAGAGCTAAATTAAGAGACCTTCTTAATGAACTCAAATTAAAAGAATACGATGCGAACTTAAAAGAAGTTCCGTGGTTCGGATGGGAGCAAGAATATGTACTTACACACGCTCCAGATAAAACAAATCATTTTAAATATGGTGGTGGAATCCCGTTAGGGTTTAATCCAGGACCAGATGGTAAACCAAGACCACAGGGTGACTACTATTGTGGTGTGGGTGGTTTAAATGTTATCGGACGAGAATTAGTTGAGGAACATTTACATAAATGTGCTGAAATCGGTTTAATGATTGGTGGTATTAATGCTGAAGTTTTAATTGCTCAATGGGAGTACCAAATAGGTCCTGTTACAGCACTTAACGGTTCGGATCAGTTATGGCTTTCACGATACATACTTGAAAGAGTTGTTGAAAAACATGGGTTCGGTATTTCTTACAGTCCAAAACCAGTTGAAGGTAATTGGAACGGTAGTGGTTGTCACGTTAATTTTTCAACAAAAGAAATGCGTGATAAAGGTGGATTAAAAAAGATTCTTGAAGCTTGTGAAAAACTAAAAGAACGTCACAAAGAACACATCGATGTATATGGTGTTGAAAATGAAAAACGTTTAACAGGTAGACACGAAACTTCAAGTATGGAAGAATTTAGTTTTGGTAATAGTGATAGGGGTTCGAGTATTCGTATACCTGTTGCTACTTATACCAACGAGAGGGGTTATTTTGAAGATAGAAGACCAGCGGCTAACTGTGACCCTTATTGTGTATCAAAAGTGATGATTGAAACTGTATTTGACAAGGTTGGAATAACAATGGAGCAAATAAAACAATAGTTTCATGAAAAGAGGAAAAGAGATTAGATTAAATCTACCTTACGACTACAATGTGATATCGGGTACGGTTGACAACAGAAATCCTGAATCAATTTATATTCAGATATCAGCGTGGGGAAAACCAAAAAATAAGTATGAGGAAAATTTTGACGGTGTTATAAAACAAAAATCTAAAAAAATTAAGAGAAAATTATTTGAAGTATTAGATACAAATCATTTTTTTGGTAAAGCAATAGTGGATTTTAATATGGCATCATCAGGTATTTCACATGATAAAAGAAGTTTTATGTCTGTAGAGATGACGTTATTCCAGAAGGAACCAACACCAGTTAATTCAGATAAACTACTACCAAAACTTAATAAGATATCGGAAAAGATAATAACCGATGTATTTGAAGTTGATGAAGATTTTAAATTTTACAGGAAAAAGAACTAGAAACACAAAACCCCGAGAAATCGGGGTTTTTTATTAGAAATATATTTCTTCTAGTTTACCTTCCACTTCGAAAGGGTATACAGGGGTCCATTGGTCTATTTGATTTGCCATTGCTGGTTTACCACCCTCACCTTTATTTACCGCCACAGTAATATGCGGGTTTAAATTTTTGGTTCTAAATTCGGTATCTACTTTAACAGCTAAAACTTTATCCGTTCTACCGATGTGAGTAATCAATAAATCAAATGACTGACCTAATAATGGTCGGTATTCATCTTTTAATGGTCCCATATTAATAGTCATATGGTGAGCTAAAGTTTCCCAAGTTGCAAATAAATCATTACCAGGTGTCTTAACGTACTCAAGTAGTCTACTTCTAGATTCTTCAGTTAATACTATAGCTGAATAGGAGACACTTCTTTTAGATTCGGTTATGAGTTTATCAAAAATCTCTTTTTCTAATCTCTCCTTTTCATTACCAATTTCCTTACCCACTAACCCCCTTCTTTTAAGAGCATCACCAGATGTAGTAATACGATATTTTATGAAAGCTTCGACTAATTTCATATTCATACCGTTAAATCTAGCGAAATCAATTAAAGTTGTTTCATCTAATTTACTAGTTTCAAATTTTTCCCTCAATTTAAATGCATTACTAGAGTTTAAACCTAAAAACTGTATTAAGAAACTAATCTGTTTACCCTCGTCTGAAGTATACTTAAGTCTGTCAACTAAAGTTTTTTCAACTAATCTAACATCGTTACTTCTCAATAAAGTAGCTATTAATATTAAAGGATTTTTAGTCTCAATCATTGGTTCCGTTGTAACTACTAGACGTGAGAATATCCAATCCCATAAATTATACTTGTCAATCATCTGAGTAAAATAACCAACAGATTGTGCCTGTTTAATACCTTTTAAAAATTCATCTCTAATTCTTTCTTGAGATAACGGTAAACCATTACCACTAATGGGTGTTTTATCTTTGGTTATTGCATCAATAATGTCTTTATCTAATTCAGAACCCACTCTAGCTGCAAACCTAAGTGCTCTAAGTATACGTAACTTATCTTCATCAAAGCGTTCGGATGCGGAACCAACGGTCCTAACTATGTTACTTTCTATGTCACCAATACCACCAACCAAGTCAACTACTTCACCCTTATCTATATCATAGAAAAGAGCATTCATTGTTAAATCTCTACGTAATACATCTTGGTCGATTGAAGTATACTCTACTGAATCGGGTCTTCTACCTTTACCAATATCCTTACGGAATGTGGCAATCTCATATTGACCATTTTCTGTAACAACATTAACAATAGCGAATTGTTCCCCCATATCTATCGTACGATACATACGTAACATGGATTTAACTTTTTCTGGTGTAGCATCAGTTGCCAAATCAAAATCTTTTGGCTCTTGTTTATTTAATAAATCTCTAACAGCACCACCAACAACATATAATTCATGACCGTTTTCTTTAAAAATACGGTTCATTCTTAATACGGAATCTGGTAGTTCCATTTTTAATTCTCTTCTTATAGTTTCTTCTTTCAATTTTTCTTTATAATTAGGGTTTAGTAAGTATATGTCAATATCAACTTCATTGGGGTATTTTCTATATTCTCTCACAAAAGACCAACAATTATCTCCGGCACATTCCTCCCTTTTATTTTTCCACATTGGGCTGGAGTTTAAGACAATATTGTTACCCTCTGGACTAATCCAATTATCAAATTTAACTAATATAATATCATTATCATTGTATTTTTCAATAGAAATTATAGTTCCAGGTTCCATTTCCCATTCATCCAGGGTAATTTCATCATCATCTAATTCACGTCCGTCTACAATAATTTTTGTACCTACGGTTAACATATCTGGTGTTGCAGGGAAATATTCTGAATTTAATATATCACCGACCCAATCAAAATCATTCTCTTTTAAGATTTTTCTAACCACATTCTTCATATAAGATAAATATCGATATTTATGGCATATTTATTAATAAAACTTTGCATATGAAAATTTTAAGACCAGGTGATACAGGTAAAGGTATTTTAGTTGAATACGACTCTGGATACATTTCCCCTGATTTAACATACAAAGGTAGAAAGAATTCCGATTTAATTAAAGAACATTTATTAACATTAAATGAATTTAAATCAGGTACAAATATCGGTAAAGACGGTAGTTTGCCTGATGTGGTTATTGTTTATGCCGTACTTCAAAAATGGGGTATTGAAAATAAAAACGGAAGGATATATCCTAAAGAGATTCTTGAAAGAGAAAATGATAGATATCAAGAATATATTAAAATGGGAACCTCACTTGGTGAATTAAACCACCCAGAATCATCAATCATTGATGCTGATAGAGTTTCGCATAGAATCACAGAAACTTGGTGGGAAGGTAAAACCTTAATGGGTAAATTAGAACTAGATACTACCCCAGGTTATCATAAATTAGGTGTTATTAGTTCTGTCGGTGACAAGGTTGTCAACATGATTAGAAAAGGTTGGACAGTTGGTATTTCATCTCGTGGTGTTGGATCCCTTAAACAAGAAGGTGGTAAGAATGTTGTTCAAGACGACTTCGAATTAATTTGTTGGGATATTGTAACTTCACCATCAACCCCAGGTTCGTGGATATCTTCAGATTCTTCAGATTTAAAAACATATACTGAATCGGTAGAAAATAAAATGGGTTGTAATGGATACACTTGTCAATGGAGCTTAGTAGAAGAATATAAGCCAACAACAATCCCCTTCACTGATATTACCAACACGAAAAATCAAAAATTATTACAAGGATTAAATAATTTTTTAAGATAAATAAGATATTTATTTTTTGCAGCTGCTTTAGCAAAAAGCAGCTTAAGCAAAAAAGATCAAAAAGCAGCTAGCAGAAAAAAAATGAAAAACAACCGAAGACTTAAAGAACACCACGGAGAAGATTGGAATCCTAAATTATTGGATATGTCTTTAAATACTTTCTTAGATAAACTTAAATCGGTAGATAAAAGAGGTTATGAAAGTGTTGAATCTATAATAGAAAAACACAAAAATAATATAATAAAAGAAAGTAGAATTAATGAAATTGGTGGTTATGACGACCCCAATATGTACGCACAACACGCTGGTGCGTATCTAGGTATTGTAAAAGGAAATTATAATAAAATTGTTGAGGCTTTAAAAGGTATTGAAAACGTTCATTCAGATATGTTAGACGATACTTTTAGAAAAGAAATGGAAAGTTTTTTAACATCTATGGATGAACCCTTAAAAAAATTAAGAGAGTCACTTATTAATGTAGAGAAGAAACATTTAGGTCATCTTAGAGGCGGTAAACCTACTCCAAGAGATTTAGATAACGAAGAGTAATATACAAATAAAAATATTAAATAAGGGGATATGATTTACATATCCCTTTTTTTTTGATAAAATTATTATATAAAATTATAAATTATGGAAGATAATGTAGCAAAGTATTACCTTGTAAAGGTTGAGTTCGAAACAATTAACGAACAAAATGGTAAATTAAAAAAAATTAAAACTAAGTATCTTGTGGATGCAATGACTTGTACTGAAGCTGAGGCTCGTGTACGTTTGTATTTAAAGGATTCTGTTTTGGATTATGAAGTAGTTGGGGCAACTAAGAGTGACATTGAAGATGTTGTTACAGTTCCTGAACCAGTTAAGGTGGTATCTAAATCTTAATTACGATATTTTTTAGGTAAACCAACACGGTCAGCCACTTTTTGAAACACACCACCATGGTTTCTACCTTCGGTGTCTTCAACTCCGTGAGCTGCATGAATTAATTCGTGTTTAATAATATCTTTAACGTATTCTGTATCTTTTAAGGCCTTGGGGTGTATTTTCATATCTCCAAGGTCTTTTCCATTTTCTGGATGTTTGAATGATCCAATCTTACCGTCTTTAATGTTATCATCAACGGTAATAACAATTTCATCATTAACGGGTTCTTCACCAGTTACATCAATATATGCGTCTCTAACATCTTTTTCTATCTTATCTTTCATGTAACTAACTTTTTCTGTAGCCTCAGGATAGTTTGAATTTTCTTTTGCTTTCTTTTGCATATAATCTACTTTTTTATCAAAATTCTCAGTTTTGATACGGTTTTCAGTAAATTCTCTTAAGATATTTTTAATGTTTCTTTTCATTAATAATAAATATCCACCATTTTAAATAAAAATTTTCACTTATTTCTCTTGACTATTTGCACTTTGCGTTTGGCAAACATATTTATTTAGAAATCTTGCAGATATACTTGCAAGTAAAATAACCATAAACAAAATAAATTGAAAATGGCAAACGAAAAGAAATCGATTATTGAGGAAGCTCTTCTTGAGGCATCACAAATTGACGCCACTTTCAAATCCAACGCAAAAGAAATACTGGCTCACACAATGGGTTCAGAAATTGAAGAAATGGTAAAGGAATCATTAACTGGTTCGAAGAAAAAAAGGAATTTGAAGGAAGAGGATGAATTAGATTTGGACTTAGAATTGGATTCTGATGACGAAGTTGAAGGAGAAGGTGATGAGGACGAAAACACAGAAGGTGAAGAAGGTATTGAAGGTGAATTAGATCTTGAACTTGGAGACGAGGACGAAGATTTAGATGACACTGAAGATATTGACTTAGACTTAGGTGGACTTGACGACGGAGGTGAAGACACTGATTTAGGTGGTCTTGATTTCGGCGGTGAGGATAACACTGACTTAGGTCTAGGTGACGAAACTGATGTTGAAACTATGGACCTTACAGGTGCTAGTGACTCCGATGTAATCTCTGTTTTTAAGAAAATGGGCCCAGAAGATGAAATCGAAGTTGTAAATGACAACGGAATGGTAACCTTAAAAGATAATAAATCTGGTTCAGAATATCGTATCGAACTTAACGCAGGTGGTGGTCAAGGAATTGGAAGTGTTGAAACTTCTGAAATCGAAATGGAACCAGAACTTGAATTAGGTGAAGGCACTGACAACGATACTTTAGAAGAGGGAATCATCTACGAAATTGTAGTAGATGATGATGAAGATGGTGAGTCTTATGGACACGAATCTACCGAATCTATGGAATTCGAAGCTGGTGAAGAAGAAGAAGAAAATGAAGATAATATGTCATACATGAGTGGGCCAAAAGATACTGATTACATGTCTCATAATTTAAAATACAAGCGTATTAAACAAGGACAAGGTTCTAGAGCGGGTATTACACATGAGAGTGTGACTGAATCTAAAGTTATAAAACTTAGAAAAGAAAATACAAGTTTAAATACAAAAAACCTAACTCTTGAAAATGAGAACAAAGAACTTAAAGGGAATCACGATAAAATGGTTGACGCTCTTAAACAGTTCAGAACTAAACTTCAAGAAGTAGCAGTTTTTAATAGTAATCTTACTTACGCTGTAAGACTATTTACTGAGAATTCCACTACAAAAGACGAAAAACAAGAAATTTTAAAAAGACTTGATGGTGCTAAGAGCATTAAAGAATCACAGTCTATTTATAAGCAACTGATGAAGGAATATTCAAGTGGTAAAGCTCCAATTAAGGAGTCAATCGACGAGAAGATTAACAAAACGGCTTCAAGTGGGGCATCACAAATTAGTGAACAAAGCGTCTTTGTACATCCAGAGTTAAAAGAAATGAAGAAACTTTGGGAATACAATTATAAAAAATAATAACAATAAAAACAAAAAAACCTACAAAAATGGGATATTTATTAAAATCAGGTGAAGTTGGTAATATCGGATTAAAGCACCAAAAGGCTATCCGTGAGGCAACTGTAAACAAATGGGATTCATTAGGATTCCTTGAGGGCTTAGAAGGCCACATTAGAGAGAACATCGCTTTGTTATATGAAAACCAAGCATCAGTTCTTATTAACGAGTCAACTCAAGCAGCTGGTGGTCAATCTACTGGTTCTTTCGAGACTGTAGTTTTCCCTATCGTTAGACGTGTATTCTCTAAATTATTAGCGAACGACATCGTATCAGTACAAGCTTTGAACTTACCTATCGGTAAATTGTTCTACTTCGTACCTAAGACTTCTGATAGAAACTCAGATGGTACACACAATTCAATGTATGTAGCAGAATGTGTTAACTGTCCAGAAGCAGTATTCGGTAATTGTGCAAAGAATCTTTACGATAGATTCTATAATGATGGTATGTTTGACCAGTCAAAAGGTAATATCACAGTAAAAATCGCTTCAGGTACTTCGGTAACTTGGACAGCTTGTACTGGTGGTTTCAATCTTACAGCAGGTAAAACTCCAGCAGCATCAGATGGTTCATTACGTAACCAAATCGTTCAGGTAACTGGTTTCAACAACTCAGCTCCTGGTCGTTTAATCGGTCCTGATGGAAATGAGATGGATACTGAATCTTTCTTAGCTTCATTAACTGTTATCGCAAACACAACAATTACTGACATCGATGGTCAAGTAATTTTTAATGTTGGTAATACTGTTCCTTTCCGTTTGTTAACTCAAAAATACGGTAGAGGTATTGTTGACTATGGTGATATTTGTACTCCAGACGGAAAACTTAATATCGACCTAGATTTAACTCATCCAACTTGTGTTAGTTGTCAAAGAAGTAGTTTTGATGGTTACATCGGAGCTAACTACACAGCAACTACAATCACTAACGCTTCAGTAGCGATTACTTGGAGACAGTACGAAGATCTTGAAATGACTTCAGAAATGGGTGAAGTATCGTTCGAACTTGAATCTGTAACAGTTTCCGTTACTGAAAGAAAGTTAAGAGCTACTTGGACTCCTGAATTAGCTCAAGACGTTAGTGCATTCCACAACATTGATGCAGAAGCTGAATTAACAGCTTTATTATCAGAGCAAGTTGCAGCTGAAATTGACCGTGAAATCTTAATGGATTTACGTAAAGGTGCGGCATGGCAATTACGTTGGGATTACAACGGTTGGAAGCGTTTACCAAACAACAATGGTTACACTCAAAAAGATTGGAACCAGACATTGATTACAGCTATCAATCAAATCTCAGCTCAAATTCACAAAGCTACTTTAAGAGGTGGTGCTAACTTCGTTGTTGTATCGTCTGAAGTATCAGCGGTAATGGATGACTTAGAGTACTTCCACGTATCAAACGCAGCTCCTGAGCAAGATCAGTATAACATGGGTATCGAGAGAATCGGTTCACTTTCTGGACGTTACAGTGTATATCGTGACCCATATTCTCCATCATACTCAGTATTGATTGGACACAAAGGTAAGTCATTGTTAGACACTGGTTACATCTACGCACCATACGTGCCGATGCAGCTTACGCCTACAATGTACAATCCGTTTAACTTCGTACCTGTTAAAGGTATCATGACTCGTTACGCTAAGAAAATGGTTAATAACCGTTTCTACGGACACATCAGAGTTGACGGTTTACGTACTTTTGATATCAGAGAGTTAAGATAATCTTAATTTAAGATAAAAACTAAGGGGGACTAAGTCCCCCTTTTTTTTTTACGTGATATTTATATGAAGTATGAGGGATTTAATTAAGAAAATATTAAAAGAAGAGGTCAAATCAGTTACTTGTGAATGTGGGTGGTCTTGGAAATTATCTGAAGGTGGTGATGATCCATATGTTTGCCATAAATGTGGGGTGGATAACACCAAAAAATACTTAAAAGAATCTGAAGAAAATGATTTCGATTGGATTGGTGATCCTTTTGGGGTTGAATATAATGTGATAAAATATTTAGAAGATAACTATGTTATAGGTAGGTGGCAAACCGATATGATTGAAGCCTATGATAATAAAGTTTACATAGTAGTCGATGATAAACCTTATTTTATTGACGAAAATAAGAAATACCTAGTTAATAAGTTATACCAAGAACTTGTTACTGTTTTTAGTGAAATTAATACGCCAGTACTTAGAAGAAGTATTAGACAGTATCTAAACGATATAAACGATTAATCATCATCGTCATCACCATCTTTATACCACCTATCACGATTACTGTCGTCTTGGTAAGATTTTAAGTTAGCTAATTCAACGGAAACTCTTTTAAAATCATCACCGATAATTTTAATATCCTCAAGTTTTTCCTTAAAAGACTCATAACCAGCTTCAATGAGTTTTCTTTCATTGTCAGTTAAGTCCTCAACACTAACAGCTATTTTATTAGCCATCATTTCAGTGTATTGTTCTTTAAGGGTTTTGAATTTCATGTCTTTCATAAGACAAAGATATGAAGAATTATTTAATAAACCTATGTTTTTCTATTTCAGGTATTAAATCTAACGGTCCTTTTTGGCATTTAACCAAAATTAGGTCAACTTCGTCTTCAGTTAAAAAGGCAATTGGGTCTTCCCAATCAGTACCTAACATTTCATATGTACCGACCCCTTCAAGGCCGTAAAGAAGATAACTTGTTCTTGGGCCAACAACAGAAATTCTATGACCGTTTGGTAGAACGACAATTGCTTGGTTTGTGAATATAGCTGATGCGTTTGGGTGTTTTTTGAACACCAAGTCGTTAAATCTAATTATGTGTTTATTGGTATCCAATTTGTTCCGTCCCAAAATTCTAACCTATTTAATACTTGATTCCACATTACAGAACCTAAAGAGTGTACACGTCCAGTAAATATAGCATCACCATCGGCGTGTAATACAAACTGTGGATCTGGATGGTTCGGTATATCTAACCTAACCGTAAAATCGTTAGGTACTGTATTTACCCAACCAGTAACTCCGTCTACATTAGTTTGTAAAAGATGGCCCACAATATTATCATCAGGTATTGTATTCAATGATCCTAACAATATTGTTTCATCATTCTTTACAACAAAGTTAAAACTTTTAATTGATTTTTTTATCATTTAATAAAAATAAAAAAAGGGAGAGTATTGTAAACCCTCCCTTTTTTATATTATCATATATCTTTTAAAGATTAGAAGTTTTTAGATTCTTCTTTTACCCCTTTTTCACGGGCCACCTCTTTATTGGTTTTACCTTTAAAGTTAGTGAAGACTGCGTCTATAACTTCTTTTGGTAAACTTGCCATAAGTTCCATCATACCCACAGCTGTAACTTGTGCGTCTTTAGAGTCCCAAATGGTCGTCGCACCATCACCAGATTTGGTTTTATCGTGGTGGAAAGCTACTTTTGAGTAGATTTTCTCACGAGTTTCTTCTTCCTTAACGGATTTATCAATCACGTAGATTAAAACACCGTTTTCTGTGTATTGGTTAAAATACTTTTTGAAATCGTGTTGGTCAGAAGCCACACACCATTTGGTAGATTTACCGTACATACCAGAACTACGTGAGGTAAGAGGTTGGATTACCAAAAATTTGTCATCTTCAAAAAGTGTGACAGTTTCAAACTTTTTAACCTGACTCTTGGTTACTTTTTCACGAGCCAATTTGATTGTATCAACAATCTCTGTGTTATTACTATAAGAATAGATATCCTTATTTTCTAATAAATTCTTTTGTGCTAAGTCTTCAAACTCTTTCACAATATCAAACATTTCTTTGAATGTGTTGGTTTTTAATTCTTCTTTTAACCAATCAATCCAAGTCTCAGCTTGTTTTACCATGAAAGGTAAATATTTGTTTGTAACTGATGGGTCATTCTCAGCTAAAATATCAATTAAATCGATGCTAAACTTCGGATTTTGGTCCTTTAAATCTTTCTTCTTTGCCATAATTTGAAACGGGGTTATTTATTTTATATATTAAACTTATTGATTTTATTCGATTCTGTCAACTAATTTTTAATGAAATTATATTTTTTAATGAATTTTGTAGCTAACTCAACTTTAACTAAAAAATATGGGTTAAAATAATTTGTCTTTACGTGACCGTGTGGGGTGGTATAGATTTCTCCTTCGATTTCAACCCAAGATTCTTTCAACCCAACAACTTTCCCTACGTGACTGTTACTACAATCAAATGGTAATCCATTCAACCTTCTAACCCTATCACCAACATTAAATTTTAACATTATACAAATGTACGAATTTTTTATTAACTACCAAATATTTATAATAAAAGAATTTCACATGAAAAAAGTAATTAGACTTAACGAAAACGATATAGAAAGATTGGTGAAGAAAATCATCAAGGAAGATGAAGGTCAACCGGCCCCAGCACAAGGTGGTCAACCAACTCAAAAAAAGGAAAAAGAAGAAAAATTACCAAATGTAAAACAAGTTGGTGATGGTGTACTACCTGGAATTGATGACATTATTAGAGTCGTTCAAGATGCTAAAAGAAAATTTGAAGATTTATGTAACACTAAATTAACTGGTGCTGAAGGTTACAGTAAAGAAATCGACGGTATTGTTAATGATTTTAGTAAACTTGAAGATAAAGTTAGAAAATCTAAAGAAATCATTTCTAATCACTTGGTTAGACAGAGACAAGTAAAGAAGGTTGATTATATGAAACATCAACAACAAGATATGACTAGAAAAAGAATGGACGCTCAAAAGTCAGGAAAACCTTATTTCTATTAAAAATTAAACAAAGCATAAAAAAACCCCGACAAAATCGGGGTTTTTTATTTTATAACAGTTTTAACACCAATCCTTTTCTGATACAATTGTGAATGGAATTACAGATGGATAAGTTCTGACTTCATTACCAGATTCAATTTTAAGTTCCATAAAATAATCATTAGGTATAAACCAAGATGTATCAACTAAGAAAAAGTTACCATCTACAGTTCTACTTACTTCATGCCAATCGATATATTCTATTTCAACACTACCACCTTCTTTAATATAAATTCTATAATAAACTTTATCTATAATAGCTGATTGGTCATACTGATATGGTATACGTACATTTACATTAACTCGTCTAGTATCACCTCTCTTAATTTTTTCTTTGTATTTAATACCAGTAACGTTGAATTCGTAGTCATAAATTGACATGTTAGTTGAATCACCAACACCCAATCCATTAGCACCAGCACTTAAAGTGGAACCAATATTATAATATCCAGTATCGTCTTTTACAATGAAAGTAAGTTCAACATCACCTAATTTTTTATTACCAATTTTAACCCCTTCCCAAACATCACGGAATTGAATATTTCCACAATATCCAGAGATAGGATCATCATCGACACAAATATTAACCGAATAAACACCAGTTGTTATTTGTGTAATACCAGACGGTGGGATTGACATGAACACATTATCGTTTTGGTTATATATTGTAACACCAGTAAAAGTGGCGTTAACAGCTTGTCCACCTGCGTTAACATAAAGACATATATCATTACATTTATTTAAATAGAATTTGTTACGGTCATCTTTAATAACATCATCCCAAGTTGTCTCAAGGAATGGTTCATAAACCGTATTCGTTTCTCTACCAAAGAATCCGACATATTCTGCATCGGCCAATGGAGCAATTTCTAAAGGATAATGGAAAGCTAAACCTAAACCGTAGGTTAAACCTGTATATCCACTCAATATAAGACCGTTAATGTAGTCTGTTATATCGATACATACGTTTTCATCTCCATGGTCGAAGTGTTGTGTGGCAACCACTAAATTAGTTCCACCACTACATACTGTTGTACCAGAAGAACCTGAAGTTGTTCCAGAACTGGAACACCAATTGGTTGGGTCGTTATAAATCCCTTCATTTGACCAACACGTAATTAAACTTTCTCTTTGGAACCAATTTGAAGGTCCTTCACAATATGTTTTATCACCGTCAGCACATGAAACTTTTATTGGTGTGTAATCGTAACCGTTACCTTCACACCAGGATTCAGGTACCTCAAAAAGTGTTAAATCAAAACACGTAGCTCTTTTAATATCACCTATACAAGATGAAACAGTGCGACAAAATTGTTCTTCGTCAAAACAGGAAGTGTTAGTCATTTTGAGAACGTGTCTCATATTAGTAACAGAACCAATTTCTTTTGTGTTTATTTTTTGAATAATTTGTTCAAAATCAACATCGAAAATGTATCTTGAATATTTTAATAAATCTGGATTAAGTGAACCACCATGGAATAACTCCACAATAGGATTCCTCCCTGTATTAACAGACGAATTTCTAACAATTGTATTGTCTTTGGAGAAGTATGAACGTAATATTCCCATTAAATCTTTTTATAATAAATATCACAAGGATTTAATTAGTTTTAACACCACGACTTAAGAATGTACAACCTTCAATATCTGTATATGGTGTATCATCTAAATTTTTCTTGGTCGTCTTTTTACCCATATTATTATTAAACCAAGTTATTAAATCTGATGTAACTAAAGAAGGATCTGGAGGTAACCCACTATAAGGATGTATATGGCCCTCAACAAAGGCTCTCATTTTAGTCATAAAATCCCATAAAACATCACCATATAGTAACGGATGTAAATCATCGTTTTCTGTTTTAAGTTGGGTTAATACATCATCACCCTTCAAAATAGCCGGTGCGTAACCACGTATTGACGAACCTTCGTGACTAATAAGATTAATCTTATCTGCAACCACATTGATGTGGGTTCTATCATCATCTAAATTTAATTTTTTCTTTGTGACATCCTCTTCATTTGTAGATGTAAAAGTTTGTGGTAGTGTGTGGTTTATTGTAATGTAAGCGGGGTTAACTTTGTTTAATTTGAAATTACCCCCTAAAATATTGCTGTTATTACTACCATTTGAAGGATCAATAATATCTTTATAATCTATTTTACCAGCTCTTAATATTATTTCATCATATTCAGATTTATTTCTTAAAATAATATCAGTATTTCTCCTACCCAATAATGCAATATCTTCTTTATCTGGATATATTTTCCAGCTACCATCTAAAGATTCAGGATCTTCAGTCCAAGCTCCATTGTAATTACCAACTTCAACACGCCATTTATTAGGGAAAAATGGTGACTTAAGTAATTCTGGTGGTCTTTGTTGTGAGATTACAGGGCCTATATATTCTCTTCTTATTTTTTTATTACGAAAATCAAATACAGCGACTTTAACAGTCTCACCTACAATAGGTACAACATTAATAAATTTCGGCATCAAGGGTTGACACCAAGGGAGTCCACCTTTATCTGGATCTAATAATTCATTTGATTGTGAGATATCATTATCGACACCTTCTATTCTAACCCTAATTCTACCAGCTACATAAGGATCGTCAATAGAAACAACAATACCATAATGCCACAGGGGAAAAGTTTTTTGGTCTATAGTGACACTACCCCAAACTTGATCACTCATTTATACCTTTTTTAATTACTTATTATCTATTCCGAATCTTGAATTTAATTCGTTAGTAACTTCATTATATTTTTTTTCAACTGAAATCCAATAATCATAAACTTTAATTAAATCTTTTCTGACAGATTCGAATTCAGTCGCTAATTCTTTTTGAATTTGGGTCAACTCAACATTACCTTTATTTTTAATATTTTCCATAACTATCTAGCTGTTGCATTACCTGAGGCGATACCGACAACACTACCAGCAACCTGTACTGGTCCACCAGCGTTACCACCAGTACCTTGAATAATAGTACCAGGCTTTACAGCCACATCAATAACCATCTCCGATGTTATTGCACCAATAATTTCTTCCATCCTAATTCGTTCCATTATTTCAGCGGGTGATACTTTACCACTTGGTAGTGGGCCTACTGGTATACCGGCGTCAGCCTGTCTCTGAATTATTCTTGCCGCAACCTTTGATGGACTTAATCCAGGTCTAGCTGTTGAGGCTAAAATCAAAGGTGTTGGCATGGATGAAGACCTCGAAGTTGGTAATTTAAATAAATTTAACAAAGAGGCTAAAATTGAATTTGGATTTTTAAAATCCGTACAATTCGGATTTATTTCTTTACATTTTCCCATTTTTATGTGAATTCTGAAGTGTTAGGCGTTGGCATAGTTATAATTGCACCTTCAACAACACCAGTTACAATACTCGCTATTGCTTTCATTTTTATTTTTGCCTGTTCTTTAACAATTTTAACACCAATCTCAGCAACTAATTTTATGAGTTCATGTTTAACTTGTTTAAATATAATTTCTATTAAAGCCGCTAAAGACTCTCTGGAAATGAACTCAAAAAAAACTTTGGTCGCTTTAGCATAATCAAAACCGTTAGTTGCTTTAACAGTAATGTCATTAATAGTTTTCGATGATATTTGATATAGTGCAACAATTTTAGGTTCTAAACCAACATTGGTTAATACTTTAGGAAAATCATTAATTAATTTAAAATTAAGAGATTCTTTAGATTTTTTCTTATCTTCTTCTGGAACACCCACCGTTAAATTATTATTTAATGTTGTCATAGATTTTTCAACAACAACATTAACCTTAGAAGGTGGTGTATTTCTTACTTCATCAAACACTGATTTAACCACTTGTGGATCTGAAGTTAGAGCTAATAAACCACACCCCAAATCTATATTAATGGTACCTAAATATTTTTGATTAGCGACATTTTCTATTTCAAATAACTCATCATTACTAAATTTGAAAAAACTATCATCTGTCTGATATTCCTCTTTATAAGGATCGGTACTAGTTATTCTTTCTTGTAATGAGTTAGTTTTTTCTTTTGCTATTAACGAATCTAAACTTGCATTAACATTTGGTAGGTTAGCACCTAATGAACCAGTTAAGTTATTCATTAATTTAGACATCATATTTTCTAATGAAAGTAGTTCCATTGAGTTGATGTAAGCAATTAGAAAATCATCGAATTTCCTACCACTAAAAGAACTATTAATTTGCATTGTAAATTCCTGTGTTAAAGGTAAATACGTAACATCCAATATATTTTTCCAAGACGCAAAACCACCCGTTTGTATTAGGTTATATAAAAACCAATTAAAATCTGTGGTGGCATTTTTTCCATAAAACATTGAACCATTACTTGAAGATGGGTTAATTTTAAGTAAACCATCGAAATCGATTTCTTTTACTTTAACCGTCATAACTGGTGTTGGACTTGGTATTGTAAAATCAGCCCCACAAGCTAAACCAGCTTTAATACCCTGGATGAACCCCTCTTTTAGTATTTTAATTAATGCCGGAAAGAATTGTATTAATATTTCAACTAATATTCTTGCCGCCTCACACTTACCCTTATCCTTGGGTGACTTAGCGTTATCTTTACAAGTAACACTTAGTAAATCGATTAAATAAGGTAATAGATTTTTATTTTTTGATATAACAGATTGCAGGGAGGATGTTGACCTTCCTTTTGGTAAATTTCCTAATACCTCAAAAAGAGCAACATTATTAATGGCTTGTTGTTTATCATTGATGAACCCCATTTATTTAATTTTATAGTCTTTTTTATCGTTGTCATCTTTTTTATCACCGTCATCTTTGAAAAGATCCCTTAACAATACCATATCTTCTGGTGATATGTTACCATCAGATGTATTTTCACCAGTACTAGAACCTGGTTTAAAGATTAATTGACTAAGTAACTTAACTAGACTTAATTTTTTATCTATAGTTGTATCGACAATTTTTAATAAATCAGTATTTGCTTTATTAAGATTAGCTAAATCATGCATGTCTTCGACATTAACTTTAGTTTTATTTTCGTTAATAGTTCTAATACAAGTACTTCTTTGTTCAACAAGTTCATTATAGGCCTCTTGAGCCATAGATAAAAAACTATCTGTTGTTAATTTAACTTCTTTTTTCTTCGGTCTTGCCATAAACAGTTTATTTGCTTATAAATATCAAAATGGTGGTTTTTTATAAACCACCATCTTTAATTAACTTATAAATTGTTTTATATCGTTTCATTGCGTTTCTTATGTCTTTTGTACTAAGAGCTGTAATTTCTCTCATGTAATATAATATAAGATTTTTGTTGTATTTGTTTGTCGCCTCTTGACCTTCGAAGACACCCTCCCAATTTTCTAAAATTGATATTAAAGCGTTGCCAACTCTGATTTCGTTTTCATTTAGAATTTTATTTTCTAATTCTTCTTTAATACTAGAACAAATATCTTCCAGTAAGAATGTTAAATCTACTTCTTGGTTGTCAATATTATAAGATAGGTCTTCATTTTCCTCCAATTCAGAAGAAATGTCTTCATATGAAATTAATGTTTTTAGTTTTTTATCGTCTTTAATTAATTTACCTAAAAGATAATGTTTACAAACAGTACCGTAATAAGAATATGATTTTTTATTCTTTGCTGGCTTAAATTTATGGAATTTTATCATTAAAAATGATAAAGTATCTGAGTGTAAGTCCTCAAAAGACATGTTCTTAGAATAAAGTTTATATCTCCTAATAATACTTTCAATCATAGTATTAAGGGGACTTTGAAGATGTAATCGATATATTTCGTTACGTCTAAATTCTTCTTTGGTTGTACCAGTCCACATGAAACCGTCTATGGCCCTCTTATCTTCAACCATACAGCCTAATGATAGGAATTCTTTAACAGCGTCTTCTTGTATTATACCAAAATAAGGATCCTTTGCGGGCTTTCGGCCTCTTTTTTTCTCCTCTTCCATTATTGGATTGTAGCATTTTCTCTATCAAATTTTATTCCACGATCGTTTTTAAAATAACACTCTTTTCTTGCGGTGTTAAACCAAAATCTTGCTTCGATTGTATCAATTTTTTCTTCACCATTGTAGTAGTTAAAGAAAAGTGAATCAGGTCTCATATTGGTTTTCTTATAACCTAATTTAGGTACTGTCATCATCTTTTTATCGTAATATGACATTCTTAATAAGAACTCATAGATAAAATGTAATTTAATACTTGGTTTTAACCCACCAACAGCTTTAAAAGCCTCAACTTTAATAACCGCTCCCGAAAGTTGGAAGTTTGGGTAATTAAGTAATGCGTCATTGTCTAAGAAACCTAGTTTATCCGAAAATTCTTTTGCCCAAACAGGTTCATTTGTGAAATGTAAAAATCTACCTTCTACAGATACATCAAGTACTATCGGTAAGAAAACATCAACTTCGTTATAAGCTTCAATATGTTTAGCAACATTATCAAACCAAATCTTAGAATATTCATCATCTACTTCTAGAATACTAAAATATGTGGTTTTCACGTTTTCAACACCAAGATTAACTTGTGATACGAAATCAATATTACCTTCATTTTCGATAATTCTTAACTTAACATCAGTAGGTGTTTCAACTTTAATTTCTAACCCTTTTGGAACTACAATTAATAATTCCTCTGGTTTAACTTTTTGATTTTCGATACTCTTAATAGCCTTTTCTAAATAAGAACTAATAGTATCATCCATTTTATGGATTGGTAATATAACAGTTGTATTAATCATTTTAAACAGTTTTTTGTGGTTCTACGTTATTTTCAACTTCAGCTGGTAACATAGCTTTAAGTTCGTTAATTCTATTTTGGAAAAATTTACCGTAAACTTCTTCAATTTTTTCTTTTTGTTTTGAAACGGTATATAATTCTTTTGCTTTTGACATTTCATCAAATAGTTCTTGTGGTTCACCATCTTCTAACCAAGTTTGAAAATAGTTTGCCGCTAAATCAGCAACCATTAAAATATCATGAGTCCAAAGACCGTTTTTATCATCCATCCATTCTGGTACCATATTAGGAACTTTACCTAAAACAGGTACATTAGATTTCATAGCCTCTAAAGGGAAAGTACCAAAAGATGATTCTTCATCAATCCAAATAGCTAAACAAGATTCACTCAATGCTTTAGCGAAAGATTCTTTAGGTAAACCTCTCATGTCACGGAATGACACCCACTTAAGGTGAGGGTATTTTAAATAAAATGTTTTGTAAATTTTAACCAAATCTCTTTGGTCACGAGTTGAGATGGCGATGATTGGTTTTTTAGGTGTATCTGAAGGTTTAAAATATTCTGGAATACTCACAGGTATTACTTCAGCTTTAACTCTCTTACTGAAAAGGTTTTCAACATACTCTTTTTGTTTTTCCGTTGTAGTAATTACATCGGTAATACCAAAATCTGCCCAATTTTTTCCAGGTAATAACATTTCAAAGATATAGTCATACGATTGTGAAAATACAATTCTCTTACTTGGTAACTTTGCTGTTTGTTCCATAACATTAGAGAAAATTTCAGGTATTACAATAAAATCCTGTGTATTAACTTTTAACTGTCCACCTTCTATTGAAACGTGAGGTATCTGTGCGTACTCATCACCTAATGATAACCCCATTGGGGCGTAATCATTTTTTTCATGGAGAATCAACGATTCATACCCTAATTCACGCAATAATTTAGCGTGTTCATATATTGTAGCTACTGAAGCTAAAGGATTACCTTTGGTATCCATGACGAAGAAATAGATTTTAAAATCTTTCTTCTCTAATTTACTCACTGATTCAACAATGAGACTTTTTACGTTATCTTCCATCTTCTTTTATGATTTTATATTTTAGTAATGTGTTAAATGATAATTTAAAGGGTATTGATAATTGATCCTCTAATTTTTTGACTCCCATGGCCTCATCTACAGGACCTTGTTCTGTTAATATGGACTCTATTAATACCTTAGTGGTTTCCCATTTAGTGATATCAATTAGTTGTGCGTAGGTTTCTTCACTTTGAATACTTTCCTGACTATCCTCTAATTCTTTTTTTGCCTCACCTAAAATGTCGTCAACACTTTCAGTTTTTTCAATGTGAATGAATTCACTTAACGCGTTTAAATCTAAGTAATATTGATTACCTGCGATTTTAAATAATTCTGAGTCGTCCTCTTCTCTTCTGTATTTATTCATGAAAATATATCTAACTATTAAATGTTATAAGTAAATATTAATTATTGAATAGGTCTAAACCACTAAGTTCTTTAACGGATCTTACTGTATAATCTGAGGGTATACTTTCATTAAAAGTCTTTTCAATTTTAATAGTAAATTTACCTTCTGGTTTTGATTTAAAATT